CACAGCGAACCCGATCGTCAAGGAGTATTTGGACGGCAGCTACGTGGCGGCATATCGATTCAGCGTCATCCTGCGCATGAGCACAGAGGATACGCACAGCCAGCTCGATGCTATAACCATACTGCTAGAGCTTACTAAAGCCTTTTGCGGATGCAACCTCAGCCTCGGCAGCGGCTTCTGCATATTTAGCAAGAAGAACGACACGTTCCCCTGCCGCATAACGGCCGAGGAACGTCACAACGACTACCAGGTGACGTTCGCGGTGCAATACCACAAATCACGATGAAAGGAGCCAGAGATGGCAGATGCAACAACCACCCCCACGGTCGATCCCGTATGGGGCTATGAGCTTGAAGAATGGATCAACGTCGGAACCATAGCGACACCTGAATGGGTCAAGGTGACCGAACTCACCAAATGGGAAGTAGCGGGTGATGCAACGACCTACGAACCGGAATGGATCGACCGCAAGGTTAAACCGAAGTTTACAGTCGGGCGTTTCTGCAGTGTTGAATTTGAGAAGGACACGGTGAACGGCGGGGCCTTTGAGGCCTGGTACATCAAGAACCGCAACAAGTTTGACGTTGCCTGCCAAGTCTGCCGCGTCTACACGTGGCTCGGAACGGCCACAGCTATGACCGCAGACTTCGCCAACTTCCTGTTCACGCCAAATGCAGCCAGCTTCGGAAAGGTTGGCGAGCCGGTCATATCCGGCGGTACGTTGAACATGTCTGACAACGGATGGACCGAAGGCACGTGGGATCCGACCGCAAAGAAATTCACGGCAACGGTAAACGGCTAGGCATACAAGCGATAGGAGGAGTCCATGGGATTCGAGTTCTCAGACCACAAAGTCAATCTGGAGATCGGCGAAAAAACGTACGAGGTCGAAATGGGAGATGCTGACCTGCTCGACCGCATCCAGGAATGGGGTGGAAAGCTCCAGAGCATCGACTATGAGAAGGTGACTGAAGGAGCGATGCGGTTGCTCGAGCACGATGTTCGGGGATATCTCGTGGCAATGCTTGGCGAGGAACAGCTTAACAGCATCTTTTCTGAGGGACGGCGGAGATTCAACCTAATCGATGCCATGGAGCTGTTTGCCTACATCTATGAGCAGGTAATGGGATCAAACGCCTATGCAGGGTTCGAAAAGCGCATGTCGAAGTACCTTCCCGACACAGACTGATGGATGCGTGCAAAATCCTAGGAGAGGCTCCGCCTACCGTACGGGTGGACGGAGCCGACGTTCCTATAAGAACTTCGTGGAGAAATGGGGTCGGCTGCATGATAGCAGCCGACGATCCAACTCTCTCGGAAAAAGAGAAGCTGCAGGCAATACTCTTCATCTGGTTTGGGCGCCACGATGGCGGCGACAGAATGATCCTGCCACCCGAAGTGAAGCGGAACTTGGACGAGGCTGCAAAGGCAGCTCTGTCGTTTTTCAACTTGAACGAGCCGGAGAAGCCGAAATGGGCCAGGCAGACTGCAGGCGCGCGCAAGACGCGCACCTGGGATTGGACATACGACGCATGGCGCACCGTAGCCGATTTCCAGCGAGAGTACGGCATCGACCTCACCGATCCGGAAACGGATATGCACTGGTGGAGATTCTGGGCCCTGTTCCGGGGCCTAGGTGACACATCCGCGACCATGACGGCCGTAAGGATAAGGGGAGAGAAGTCGGAGGGCTGGATGTCCAACGATGAGAAACGGGCTTTGAAACGCCGAAAAACGGCTGTTGCACTGCCAGCAAGAACGCGAGAGGAGGCGCTCGCAATAACCAACCTGATGTGGGGATTGGAGGCCTGATATGGCCGACAGACAGGTCACCATCAACATAGCCGTGGACGCATCCCGTTACTACGCAGCCGTCGCCTCGATAGACCAGACGACCGCAGAGATCATATCTTCCATTAACTCGAAGGTGTCTGCCCTCGGCAGCGCCGTAGAAAAGATGGCCAGTTCCGCTGCATCATCGGCTGCATCCAATTTCAAAGCCAGATTAGACATCGGCGAGAGCGCCGATGCTCAATCATCTCTCGCGTCCAAGGCCCTCGCCGGGATCGGCAGCGCCGCAGGAACCATGGGGAAGAACCTAGTGGGGGTGTTCGGCCGGTCTGCGCAGAGCATATTGGACCTAGGCGTGGCCGCGGCCAAGGGACAGGTGGACATCCAGCAGATGGCAGATGGTTTCACGTCAACGCTGGCAGCGGTGGCAGCCAATCTTCCGGCCCTGACGGCTCAGTTGCCCAGTGTTATGCAGCAGGTCGCCTCGGCGATAGTCGAGCAGGCTCCGGCTTTAACGGAGGGCGTTGTTCAGCTTGTAACGGCCCTCGTGAATACTTTGCCAACAATTCTACCGCCCCTGCTAGCTGCACTCACATTGATAATCATCCAACTTACAACGATGCTCATTCAACTAGCTCCGCAGCTTCTTGCCGGTGGCATGCAACTCTTCACTCAACTGCTGCTTGCTCTTGCAAACATAGCGCCTCTGTTGATTGCACAGCTGCCGATGCTTATACAACAGATTATGTTGACCCTTGTGGCGAATTTGCCAGCATTGCTCTCTGCAGCCTTCTCGCTATTTATGGCGCTCGTACAAGCGCTCCTCGAGATCACTCCGCAACTAATATCCATGCTCCCCGATATCATCGGCCAAGTTGGCCAGATGCTTATCGACAACGGTCCAGCATTGGGCAGCGCCGCAGGAGCGTTGTTCCAGGCAATCGTGGAAGCCCTTCCGGCAATAGGGGGCGCTTTGATCGGAGCCCTTTGCGCGCTTCTAGACCAACTACCCAGTGCAATCGGGGGTTTTGCCGGAGCCATGGCAGATGCCGCATATAACATGATGAGCGGGCTCGTCCAAGGTGTCGAGAATGCAGCGGGGCAAGTATGGGATGCGATTACGGGGGTGTGTTCAAGAGCACTCGACCAGGTAAAGGATTTCTTCGGTATACATAGTCCTTCGCGCGTGATGGCCCAAATGGGCGAGCACCTCATGCAGGGCATGGCGAACGGAGTGTCTGCAAAGGCCGCAACGGCCGTCGAATCAGTCGGCAACGCTATGCGAAGCGTCCGCACAGCTGCAGAAACGGAATGGGATGGCATCAACCCGTTCCCGAAATTCGACCCCAAGGGATTCGGCGGTTCTTCCGGATTCAGCGCCGCCTACGCTCTATCCGGTAGCGCCGGAGGAAGCGTCACAAACTACAATTACGCGATCGACGGCGTCGACCTATCTGGAAACCCGGCAGCGCTGAAAGCGGCCGAAACCCTCTGGAGCAGCGTGCGCCGGCAAGTGAGGATGGGATAGCATGCAGTGGTCAGAAGCAAGCAGACCCTACGGTGACAGCCGCTCCATGTGGGCGGGCGTAGAGGTATGGATAAGCAACAGCACCGATACCCAGGCATGGATTGCCGTGCGTGCGTGCGCCACGAGCGGTAGCGGGTATGATGCCGCCTACGAGTACGGAGTCGTAACCCAAGCGGGCCATGCGGCAGCGGCCAACCGCGGAGCCGAATGGAACGAGGCCGGCAGGGGCGTCCTGAACGCCGCAGACATAGTCGCCGACCGCACGATAGTCTACGGACCGTTCGACCGCTATAGCTCTGCCTACAGCGTTACCTGCTGGTGCAAGGCATGGGGGGACACCGTCGACGGTTACGGAGGATGGGACGGCGGCGCTGAATCGTATGTAGCCATAGCCGTACCCGCATTGCCCGTCTACGCCCCGAACGCCGTCGGCAGCATCTCCAACACACGCAATTCCGACAATCAGAACACCGTATCCTGGGCGAATGCGACCGACACCACCCACCCCTATGCATCCCTGCTCGTAGAGAGGCGCATAGACGGCGGGTCGTGGTCGCAGATAGCCTCTTTGTCGGGGTCGGCGACTTCATACGCCGATGCAGGGGCTCAGGCAAACCATGCTTACACCTATCGCGTCCGACCATACAATGCATCGGGATACGGGGCTTACGCTACCAGCGGAACGACCTACAATACCCCCGCCGCACCCTCATCGGTAACCGCAACCCGTTCAGGATCAAACACGGTCGGCCTCGCAATCGATAATTCAGCTCTCACCGCGACCGCACTCAGCATCCAACGGTCGACCGACGGCTCCGCATGGTCGGACGTATCGACAGTAGCGGGGTCCGCCATCACCACGGCGACGGACGCGCCTGGCGGCGGGACATTCTACTACCGAGCCCGCAACACGCGTGGATCCCTCGTCTCAGCTTGGTCGCCCGCATCGAATGCCGTTGTAACCATTGTCGCACCGGCTGCGCCAACGCTGCTCTCCCCCACCTCCGGCGTGACCGTCGCCAAGACTCAGATGAGCATCGTATTCGGCTGGCGCCATAACCCGATCGACGGCAGCGCGCAGACGGCAGCCCAGTTGCAGTATTCCACCGATGGAGGGACGACATGGACGACAGTCTCCCTCGCAACAGCACAAACGCATTCGCTCGACAACGAATTTGCCGTCAATGCCACCGTGACGTGGAGGGTACGCACGAAGGGAGCCTATGCCGATTATGGAGCTTACAGTGCCTCGCAGGCGTTCTCAGTCTGCCAGGTACCCTCGATTGCGGTAAAGACCCCGGCTTCGGACAACACTACTATAACCGACGTGCCGATCACAATCGCGTGGTCTTACGACGACCAGTCGGGGACCCAGCGCCAAGCGGCAGTATCCATAAAGGACTCTGCTGGTTCCGTGCTATGGTCGAAAGCCATAGCGGGTCCCGCGACATCGCTCTCCGTACCATCGACCGAGCTTCTCCCGGCGAATAATGCCTCTTTCTCTATCGAAGTCGCAGCCACGTCCACATCGGGTCTAGCAGCTACGGCCCAACGAGTTTTCACGACAGCCTACAAGGAGCCTGCTAAGCCCGGCCTCTCCATCGAAGTTGATAAGGTTCGAGGATCCGTTTCCCTGGTTGTCTACGAGGGAGCAGCGTCCGGAACCCAGCCACCAACTGCCTCTCTCGGCATCTTTCGCCGAAACTCCGATGGATCCCTTAAAAGCCTTGTCGACAAATCGTCATCCGGCACCGGAGTTGTCGATATCTGCCCACCGCTTGATCAGGACGGAATGGCCTACGTGGCGGTAGCCTATACCGGCAACGGGCTCACCGCCACAACCGAGCATCCTGTAGTTGTCCCCTCGGATGGGTCGATATTCGTCAATTTCGACGCAGCGAAGGAATATGCGGACGTTGCAAAGCTGACGATGGATGCCGAATGGGAAACCGAAACGGAAGTTGACAGCGAAGTCATCGAAACGGAAGGCGCCGAGGACCCGCTAGTATTCTTCGGCATATCGAAGCGCATGGAATCTAAGATTTCAGGCACTTCCTGGTGGACAACTGCCCCTATCGGGTGGGGCAACGAGACATGCATGTCGGCCGCATTCGAACGCCTTGCCGAAGATGTAGGCATTAAGATAGTCCGCTACCCACATGGCCCCGTGGTACCGTCCCGCGTTACATGCAGGGTAAAAATCTCCTCGAGCAACCCTTTGGTCGCCTCGGTTGAATTAGACGCTAGGCGGGTGAGGGCCGATGGACTTCTGCTCTAGCGGGCGGCAGGATACGTTTCGCTATATGCGCGTCGATGGGTCGAGCTGGAAAGAATCGGAGGAGATCAATGGCATCACCGGCGGCTCTCTCGACCGCAATGACCTCACATCGATCAAAGCCTCGGGGTCGCTCGACTATATCGACGCACCGATGATAGGCCGTGACTACCTTCGCATTTATTCAGACAGCATATACCCGCCCACCGGAGAACGCGTGTCAATTGCCCATGGCACCTACATCGTGGCCACCCCGTCGAGCACCTACCGGGGAGCAATCGAAAAGGGAACTACTGACCTCTACAGCGTGCTCCAGATTCTTGCCGGGGATGCGTTCGAGGAGCCACTTGTCCTCCCCACAGGCACGCCAGCCGTGAGCAAAGCATCGGAGATCATCGCGGCCACAGGCCTTCCGGTCATCGCCTCGACATCCTCGTCGACGCTCAATGCCCCAGCCGTGTTTGACAACGAGAACGCCAGCAAATTGGATGTCGTCAACTGGCTCATGGGGTTTGCAGGATTTGATTCTGCGTCGTGCGACGGGTACGGCAACGTGCTGCTACGCCCATACGTAGATCCGACTTCCCGTATGCCTACCGTCGCACTCCATGACGACGAAAAGTGCATCTACCGGGCAGAAGTGGTTCGAGATTACGACATTTTCGACGTCCCTAATGTCGTCGTCGTCACTTGCTCGAGCGTCGGAGACGAATCGGCCATGATAGCCGAATCCGTCAATGACGACCCTATGAGCGAGTTCTCGACAGTGACGCGCGGGCATCGCATCGTAACCAGAGAAACCGTTTCCGGCATCGATAGTCAGGCGGCACTGCAGGCCAAAGCGGATGCACTGTTAGCGGCCAAGACATCGGCCGTGGAGAGTTTCGAAGTGTCGCATGCCTACATCCCGATGGAGATGGGCGAGGTGTGCGATTTCAGATACGCCGCAGCAGGGATACGCCGGGACGACATAGCAGCGGTTAGGCAGACCATGAAGCTACGCCCCGGCATGGAATGCACAACGCGGTTCCGCCGATTCATGAGGAGCTGACATGGACGCGTTCGAGATAGCCCAGCTGATGGCCGACCAGGATCCCAAGACCCCGCTCAGGATGCGGTACGGCACCGTGTCGGCAATATCCCCCGGCGGGGCCTTGTCAATCTCCCCAGACGGCCAGACGGCATCCGTTCCAGCTGTGAGATGCTGCAACCCTTCGATTGGCAGCCGCGTGGTGCTGCTCGTCAACGAAACGGAGTGGCTGGCCGTCTCCGTCATCGGCGGTGATTGCCAGCCGGCACCGCGTATCGGCAGCCTATGGACCACCTCGACAGACGAGGATCCGTCCAAGATATGGCCCGGTACCACATGGGAGCAGGTGAAAGATCGATTCATACTCGCCTCCGGCTCACGCAAGGCCGGCATAAATGGCGGCGAGGAAACCGTAACGCTGACCAATCAACAGGTGCCCTCCCATTACCATCGGATCACGACATCGGGCACCATCGTGGGGTGGAGCGGCAATTCACCCGGATGGGTCTGCACCTTCGACAGACCGGGAGCATGGGGGGATGGATACCCCAACGGAGAATTTGACTACAAGGATCGAAACGCATGGGGCTCACCCTATATCGAACCCTCAGGAGGCGGAGGATCTCACAACAATTTGCCTCCGTATGAAACCTACAACATCTGGCATCGGCTGAGCTAGCAGACAAATCGCCCCAACAGGCAGCACAAGCACCGTCCTCTCAACCGCATATGAGAAGGACAGGAAGGAAAACATGAACCTAGACGCGCTTGTGGCTTTGGCCGTCTCCATGATCACCAACGTATTTGCAGCGGTAATGGTGTGGTTCGTTCAGAAAAAGTTGGTAGAAGCAGAATCGGAGCACAAGCAGCGCGAAGAAGACGCAGCCGAGGAACGAACTAGGCAAGCTACCTTGCAGAAGGCAGAACACGACTGCTTGGCATCTATGGCCCGCGCGAAACTGGTGACTATGGCATCCGACTACAGCCGTGCAGGATTCCTGCCATTCGAAGCCCGCAGGACCTTCGACGCACTTTACGAGACGTACGAGGCAATGGGTGAAGACGGACTCATAGCCGAGACAGTCAGTCGAGCACGCGCCCTCCCAATGCATCAACCGGTCCAACCAAGAGAAAGGCAAAGCAGTGAGAATTGATTGGAAAGCACGTTTCGGGAACAAGACTACTTTGGCGGCTATCGCCACGACGACGGTTGTCTTCGCCTATCAGGCGCTTGCTGCTTTCTGCATTGCGACAACCGTAGACCAGAAGTATGTTATTTCACTTGCCGGAATCTCCATGACGCTTTTTATGGCGTTGGAGATTGCGACCAACCCAACTACTTCGAGCGTCAGCGGCAAAAACGATGAATGGTCAGGAAATAAGGGCTGACATGGACGCGTTCGAAATAGCCCAGCTGATGGCCGACCAAGACCCCAAGAACCCGCTCAGGATGCGGTACGGCACCGTCAAAGAGATGAGTGCAAACGGGTCTGTGTCAATCGTACCAGACGGCCAGGCAGTATCCATCCCAGCCGTGAAATGCTGCAACCCCTCGGTAGGCAGCCGCGTGGTTCTGCTCATCAACGGAACGGAGTGGCTTGCCGTATCCGTAATCGGCGGGGATGGCCAACCGGAGAAGTTGCCTGATGTGCTTTTTGATAATCCCAGCCAACCTATGGCAGGAGGCATAACTCTTTCAGCATCTGCCGCAATTTACGATCATCTCGACCTTTGGTGCAAAGATGACGAAGGCCATCTGGTCGGACCGTTTACGGCTAAAAACGGAATGGTAACGATGATTCAATCGTCCACCAGAAATCCTTCTTCGGGGATGTACGTAAAGTCAAAGGCAGTTCTTGTCAAAGGAACTTACATAAACACGTATTGCACCAGCGAGGGCTACTGGACGGGCATCTGGTCTTCTAACGGACT